CCGCTGAGAAGCGGACTAGCGCGAGAGCGTTGGACAACAACACCCTGCACTGTAAACCTTAAATGGTTTTAGTGTGTGACATGAACCTAAGCACTTATTGTGTACCAAGCTAGTTGCTTGGCGATCGGAGTTCTAAATCCGAGCGATAACTGTTGTGGAACATGCAGCGGTACGTCCTACCTACGGCAGCACAGATGAGCTGTCGGAGCCACCTAGGTAACTTGGGGAGACTGCAGGGCGACCTTCAGTAAAATGTTTACCTCTTGATCTGCCCGGTCTTGAGGGCCTAGTGGAAAGGTGACCCGGTAGTGATACCGGCCCTACATGGCAATGCGCTTCCGGGGAGAACCCGGAGTACGCTTGGTGATGACCTAATGGCCTTGTGCAGTTCGCTGTGCAAGGGGGTCGCACGAGCTGGGAAATCCAGTTCGCTACTAGGGAAAACCTAGAGCCAGGTCATGAGACCGTCTCAGCGCGCCTGTCGAAAGACGAACCTCCGACATCGGATCCTCATCTGCGTTGGGGTCATTGGGGAGTAAAAGAGCCTACCTTGGAGTTTCTAGTAGTAATACTAGTGGAACCCCTTTCGGCATTGCAAAATGACGATCGGAGTCGGTGGTCCCCGTCGAACTGTACGCTGATAATAATAGAAACAGCCTCTGCGGTCGTATGGGATTACCTGGGAAACCCTCACCCTGTGAGGGGGTCTTCTTGGTGCTTGATATTGCCCCAATCAACCCTAAGTGGTTACTAACACCACGAGCTTGCTAAAGCGACCTGCGGCCGGACCTGCCCTGGTGGGTCCCGGAAACCGAAGGGTTAGAAGTTAGTCTTCGGACTTTTAACAAAATTCAAATTGTTATGCGCAACACAAAACACTTATATAAAGTGCTAGTACCGCACACTCTAACTTGGTCATTCTGTGTAAAATCAGAATTAAAACTAGCGGCTATGATCCTTCGGGTCGTACCGTTGGTCTTTGGGCAATTAACAAGTTCTAACGTGAAAGTGGCCTGGGGTTTCGCCCAGAATGTCCGTCGTCTGTACAAGAGAATGGGTCCTCGAGGCTTGGCAATCTACCTGAAAGCCTGTGCAGTCTGCTTACAGCAGGCGGCAGGTGGGATGGTAACTCCGAGTACTTGGGCCCTTGGTGCAGCTATATCGAGGACTCGTACGGGGATTCCACGGATCATCAATCCACAACACCGCGTTCGTGTCTTACTGGGGGATGTGGGGGTTATTAGGTTCTGGCTAACCCTCTTCGGACTCTACCGGGTGGTGGAGTTCAAGGGGGCGCTGAAACTGAAAACCATCATGGAACCTGGAAAGGACATCGATGGGTTTATGGTGGATTGGGTGAAGTGGGTCCCGACTTTCTACGACAAAATCCGCTCGATAAGTGGTGAGTCATGGAAGTTGCGAATTGGGAAGGATCTGACTCCCGGGCGAATCCCATTCATGCAGAAGTGCTCTCCGAACTCGGGGGGTTTTACCTCAGTAATGGGGATTCTGTGGGATGTGGCCCTCGCAGGGTCGCATCCAGAGGTGTTTCCAGCCATAACTAGATGGTTGGGCCTCGTGGATGGTATTGAGCTCACCTGGGCACTTAAGAAGATACTCAAGGTCTTGGATGGTGTGGTGTACCAGCGATGGGACACTGCATTTGAAGAGATGAGAGCGGATCTTCGCTCAGGAAGGTGTGCAGGTAGGTCTCCTCTGGCTAGAGTGGTAGCATGGCAGTCCGGGATGGTCACCACAGAGTGTGGCCTTCATCCGTTGCTACCTTGGGCTGGCGATCCGGTGTATCTATACCGGCGCTGGTACCTTGACCATTTCTGGGGGAAACCTCTTGCATTCGGGGCTTTGGCCTTTCTCAGGGAGCCGGGGAAGATTCGAGTAGTTGCCATGGTGAATCTGATCACCCAAACATTGATGGCCCCCCTGCATCAATGGATTTTCGCGCGTTTGCGCCAGATACCCACCGACGGGACCTTTAATCAAACTCGCCCCGTTGAGTCACTGATTTCTGGTTTCGAAGGCAAGGGACACTGGGTCGCTTCGTACGATTTATCGGCGGCGACTGACCGGATACCCATCCGGATTCAGATCGAGCTTCTAAAACCGCTGTTGGGTGGGGAACTGGCCAACCTGTGGGCTTACCTCTTAGTCGGGCAACCTTACCGTCTTCCCAAGATTGCAAAATCTTGGAATCTCGGTTACAATGTTGTCTGGTACTCTGTAGGTCAACCCATGGGAGCCTTATCATCGTGGGCTATGCTCGCTTTGGTACATCATGCGATTGTGCAGATGGCGGCTTCAAAGGCGTATCCCAGGGCGCCAGGATGGTTCCTGCTGTATGCAGTGCTGGGGGATGATGTGGTAATAGCCGACCACGCGGTGGCTATGGAGTATCTTCGTATCATGGACGCTCTAGGTGTTGAGATCGGGCTAGCCAAAAGTCTGGTTTCCAGCCAATCGTCCATTGAGTTCGCAAAACGAACATGGATACGGGGACGGGATTGCTCACCAATTTCTCTGGCCGAGTTCCTTGTTGCGAGATGCAACTTGGGCTCCCTGGGGGAACTGGTCGCAAAGAATATGAAATTCGGAGTGATCCGATATTCTTCCGTAGCAATCTCCATGGGCTTCCGGTTTCGGAATCTGGCGCGACTCCCTGTCGCGTTGGGTATCGGAAATCGTCTCTCTAAGATGCTCGCCTATCTCTGCCGTCCGGGCGGGG